GGCATTCAATCTGGCAGCACTTACTCTGATAGCAACGTTTATTTAAACTCTGCTAACAGGCCGTTGATTGCTTCTAATGGATTTACGATTGGCGGTTCGCCATCTTACTTTACCGGCTACATCAACGACCTTCGCATCACCAAAGGCATCGCCCGTTACACCAGCAACTTCACCCCGCCGACTACGGCGTTCTTGACCCTGTAAGGTGACACATGACTCTTTATAGTTTCAAAGGCCATTACCCGGTCGAAGTCATCGACAACAACAAGGGTTGGTACGAAGTTCCGGCCAAGCCCGAAGCGCCAGAGGGTAAGCAAGTTGCGTGGCTAAACGGCGAGTGGGTCGTGCGCGACCCTAAGCCTGTTGACCGTCCCGGCTACCAATGGAACTGGAACCACAGCGAGATGGCGTGGGTGGAGTGCGAGTATTCGCTGACTGCGCCGGTAGACGACATACCGGAAATGGTTTTGGAGCCTACGCCTGTGACCGCCTCTGCCGCAATCAGTAACGAATTTGATATCGTAGCACCTGAAGTCGTCCCGCAGGATTCCGAGGACTAAGTAGTGCTTGGTTTTTCCCCACTTTCCTCCGCCCCGATTTCCTCCACAGGGCTGGAGGGTGGGGTCAACGTTGCTGTTAACGTCACAGGCGTTGCGGCGACGGGGGCTATTGGCACCGTTGCGGTTACGGGCGCTGCCAATGTCGATCTCATCGGGGTACAGGCCTCTGGTCAGGTCGGTACGGTTGCTGTCGAAGCCGGCACCGATGTCCTTGTCACGGGTGTCTTCGCCACTGGTCAGGTCGGATCTGTCGCCGTTACCGGCGCAGCGAACGTCGACGTCACAGGCGTTCAGGCTTCTGGTCAAGTCGGCACGGCCGCCGTCACCGCTGACGCCAACGTCCCCGTCACAGGTGTCTTCGCCACAGGCGAGGTTGGCACCGTCACGGTATTCGCCGGCATCGAAGTCTTCGTCACCGGCGTCCAAGCAACGGGAGCCGTGGGCAGTGTTGCGGTCACCGCCGACGCCAATACCAATGTCACCGGAGTATTCGCAACCGGCGAAGTCGGTACTGTCGCGGTATCCGCCGACGCGCAGGTTCCTGTATCAGGGCTCACGGCCCAAGGAGCAGTGGGGACGGTCGCCGTCACCGGATCTGCCAATGTACTGCCCACCGGAGTCTCCGCCACCGGCCAAGTCGGTACGGTGGATATCGTCGTCACGACGTTTGTACTGGTCACGGGCGTGCAGGCGACGGGATCCGTTGGCTCTGTTGCGATCGCGGCCAATGCCGATGTGTTCGTCACGGGCGTACAGGCAACTGGACAAGTCGGTCAAGTCACGATTTGGAGTAATATTATCCCTGGCCCAACCGGCCCGTGGACCGTGGTCGATGACGCGCAGGGCGGTATTTGGACGCCTGTGGATGATTCGCAAACGAATATTTGGACGCCGATAGCGGCCTAGAGGATTGAGAAATGCCTAGTACTTACAGCACAAACCTTGGCCTGGAGCTCATGGTGACGGGCGAAAAGTCCGACACTTGGGGCGACATTACCAATAGCAACCTCGGAACGCTGCTGGAGCAGGCCGTATCGGGCTACGTCACGCAGGCGGTGGCTACGGGAACGGACACGACGATCACCATCCCGGATGGTGCGACGGGCGTTGCTCGAAACATGTACATCGAGCTCACGGGCACGGGCGGTGCGGCCACAAACCTGATTGTTCCGGCCAAGAGGAAGCTGTACTTCATCTACAACAACACCGCTTCTGGGCAGGTCACCGTCAAGGTATCGGGCCAGACGGGTGTTTCTGTGGCCAATGGCAAGAAAGTCATTCTTGTCTGCGACGGTACGGACATCGAGCTTGCGACGAGCTATCCCACCACTCCGGTGGCTGTTGCAGATGGCGGTACTGGTGTTACGACCAGTACGGGAACAGGCAATGTGGTCTTGTCGACGTCTCCGACGTTAACTACTCCGAATCTGGGAACACCCTCGGCCTTGACGCTGACGAACGCGACGGGGCTGCCGCTAACCACGGGCATCACTGGCACACTGCCAGTGGCCAATGGCGGTACCGGCGTAACAACGAGCACTGGATCGGGAAGCGTGGTGCTTTCCACGTCCCCTGCTTTGACGACGCCGAACCTCGGCACTCCGTCGGCCGCGACTCTCACGAACGCGACCGGATTGCCGTTGACCACGGGTGTGACGGGCACGCTGCCTGTTGCAAATGGGGGCACGGGGGTTACGACAAGTACGGGCTCTGGCAGCGTCGTGCTTTCAACGTCTCCTGCCTTGACGACGCCAAATCTTGGCACACCGTCTGCTGCAACGCTGACCAATGCAACGGGGTTACCGCTTTCTACCGGTGTGACCGGAACATTGGCTGTAGCTAATGGTGGCACAGGGCAGACGAGCTATACCAATGGGCAGCTCTTAATTGGCGACACCACAGGGAACACGCTTACCAAGGCAACACTGACCGCTGGTACTGGTGTCTCTATCACCAACGGAGCAGGCAGTATTACCATTGCAGCAACCGGGGGACTGACGGGCGTTACGAGCTCTTCGCTCACCGCACTTGGCGTCAACGCTGGCGACAGTGTCACAAGCGGAACAGGCACTACCGCAATTGGAAAGAATGCCGGGACAGCGATTACAAGCGGCATCTCAAATACGTTTGTTGGCGAAGAAGCCGGATTGGTTTGCACCGATGGCATTTTAAATACGGCCATCGGGCTTGGCGCACTTAGCTCTTTAACAAGCGCAAGCGGAAACAGCGCGATTGGTTGGTTTGCTGGAGCCGGAATTACAACTGGCTTTAGAAATACGGCTCTTGGCAGAAGTACTATGTCTGCCTGTACAACCGGAAGTTACAACACCGCTTTAGGAACAGATGCGCTTGATAGCACCAATTACGACAATACAACTGGTGTTGGCTCAAGTTCGGCGGTAACAGGAGACAATCAAGTTCAATTAGGCGATTCAGCAACAACGACTTACGCCTATGGCGCGATGGATGCGATGGGCGTAGATTTTGGTGGTTATCAAGACCACAGCATCAAAGGTGGCGATGCCGTTTTATCGCTCGGCTACGAAGAGTTGATAGCCCCGTTAATCAAAGCCATCCAAGAACTCAAAACCGAGTTCGATGAGTACAAGAGGACGCACCCATGATGACAATGGTTTCAACCTTCCTGTCGTTCCTCGCGGGTGGGCTACCCAAGATCCTGCAAATCTTCCAAGACCGGCAGGATAAGAAGCATGAGTTGGCGCTTGTTGCCGCTCAAAAAGAGCGTGAGCTTGCTTTGGCCGAGCGTGGCTTTCTCGCGCAGGCTCGGGTTGAGGAAATCAAACTAGAGCAGATCCAAACTCAGACGGCAGGCGAAGAGCGCCAAGCCCTGTATCAGCACGACATGGAGATTGGCAAAGGCGCGAGTCAGTGGATGATCAACCTACGCGCTTCGGTGCGTCCGGTTGTGACCTACATCTTCGTGCTGGAATTGGTTGCTATCAACATTGCCGGTGTTTGGTATGCCTACAACACGGGTGTGCCGTTTGCCGCTGCGATGGCTGAAGTATTCTCGGATGACGAGATGCTGATTCTCTCTTCGATCATCGCATTTTGGTTTGGCACGCAGGCATTCGGTAAGAAGTGAAAGTCTCCAAGGCCGCTATTGACATGATCAAACACCACGAGGGCGTACGAACACGTCCTTATCGGTGTCCGGCATTGTTGTGGACGGTCGGAGTTGGACACGTTATAGAGCCTACCCACACTGCGGTGAAGTATGAGGAACGTCGCCATTTACCGGTACCCGCAGGGTGGGATCGCACTCTCACGATGGACGAGGTGGACGGGATACTTTCTCAAGACCTTGGCCGGTTTGAGCGTGGTGTGGTTCGACTTTGCCCTGCTGCTGTTGGTAATCAAGGAATCTTCGATAGTCTCGTTAGTTTTGCCTTCAACGTGGGCCTTGGCAATCTCCAACGCTCTTCCCTTCGGATGAAGACGAATCGTGGGGATTTTGAGGAAGCAGCCGAAGAGTTTTTGAAGTGGACAAAGGCGGGGGGCCGAGTGTTGCCGGGACTCGTTAAGCGTCGTAACGACGAGCGTGCACTGTATCTAACGGGAGTACGATGATGCCGAAGAAAGCCAAGAGCAGGGTAAACGCCGCCGGTAACTACACGAAGCCGAGCATGCGTAAGCAGTTGTTCGAGTCGATCAAGGCTCGAGCGGTACAGGGCACCAAGGCAGGACAGTGGTCCGCGCGCAAGGCACAACTATTGGCTAAAAAATACAAGGAGAAGGGCGGTGGATACCGTTGATCTCTTTGAGATCCTAACCAGGGCATGGCCAATCCTACTTGCTTTAATCACCCTGATTATTGTGCTGTCGAAGTTAGACCTTCGCGTAGCCATATTGGAAGATAAGATAAAGACCTTGTTTGACTTACTGAACGGTAAGAATTCCAAATGAACATGCAAAAAATCGTAGACATGTTGTTTCCCGTCCTGCTGGCCGATGTGGGCTGGTTGTTGTCGGAAATCACATCATTCAACAATCGTCTGATTGCTATCGAAGGCAAGATGCCCGCTTTGATTACGCCGGAAGGCGTCCCGACCGATAGCCCGATTAGTGCTGCTAGTCGGCAGAGGCAGAAAGAAGAACTGCTGGATAAAATCTATGACCTGCAAATGCGGGTCAAGTTGATTGAGGAGCGCGGCAAGTGAAGGCCCCGCAACAGTCACTGAAGAACTGGACCGCTCAAAAGTGGAGGACAAAAAGTGGTAAACCGTCTAGCAAAACTGGTGAGCGATACCTTCCAGAAGCTGCGATCAAGAGTCTCAGCCCTCAAGAATACGCTCGTACAACGGCTGCGAAGCGCCGTGGCAAAGCTAAAGGGAAGCAATTCGTAAAGCAGCCGAAGTCGATTGCTCGAAAGACAGCGCAGTACAGGTGAGTCATGGCCAGCGTTAAGAAGGATGCGATTGGGCAGGAGATCCGCAAGTCGTACGAGCGCGGCCAGAAGGGCTGCCCGGAAGCGACGATGGACATCCACATCAATCTCAAGAACCGAAACAATGCGATAAAGGAGTATGGGTACGGTCCGCTGAACCCGGAAGCCGAGTCGCGTGCGTTTTGGGACAAGAAGGCCGAGCTCTGGTCGACCACGGTGCGTGAGGCCAAGAAGGCGCGCTGTGGCAACTGTGCTGCGTTCATCCAAACCCCGAAGATGCTGACTTGTATCGAGAACGGCATCGAAGACCCCAGCGAGGAGCACGAAAACTACGCCCCGGATGTGGTCGCGGCAGCCAATTTGGGCTACTGCGAGCTCTTTCACTTCAAGTGCGCTGGCGACCGGACGTGTGACGCGTGGCTCGTCGGCGGCCCAATCAAGTAACATGCGGTCATGGCATACTTCAGACTCTTTCTCAAGCCCGGTGTAGACAAGCAAAACACCGAGTACGGCGCTGAAGGCGGGTGGATCGACAGCGATTACATCCGTTTTCGGTACGGCCTGCCTGAAAAGATCGGCGGATGGACCGCGTTTGGCGGTTCGTTGACCTACTTGGTCGGTATGCCAAGCGAAGTGTTCTCGTGGAACAGCCTGGACGGTGCTCCGTACCTCGTGGTGGGCACTTCGAAGAAGGTTTATATCTCGTACGGCGGTAGCTGGGGCGATATCACCCCAATCCGAGACACCGGGGCGGTTACCTTTAGCACAACTAACGGCAGTACGACCGTTGTGGTCAACGACACCGCCCACGGGGCCATCGAAGGCGACTTTGTGACCTTTAGTAGTGCCGCTGGAGACCCCGGTGGCGTGACCAATGCGACCTTGAACAATGAGTTTGAGGTAGGGCAGGTCATTAACCCCAACAGTTACCAAATTACTGTCCCAACGCCTGCTACATCAACCGTAAGCGGTGCGGGTAGCGCAACTGCGGCCTATCAGATCAACGTCGGCTCGGACATCAGCTATTTCGACTACGGCTGGGGTGTCGGTGCCTGGGGCGTAGGTACGTGGGGCACGCCACGTACCTCTGGTGTCGGCGTCGCGTTGTACTCGCGAGTGTGGCAGTTCGACACGTTTGGCGAGAAGCTCATCATGCAGCTCGTCAATGGCGGGATCTATCAATGGGATCCAGATCCGCTTAATTTGAGCACTCGTGCTACGGCTATCAGCGGCGCTCCGACTAGGAGCAACTACGCTCTGGTGTCTACCCCCGATCGCCACCTTGTCTGCTTTGGAACAGAAAGCACTATCGGTACGCCTGCATCACAGGATCCGATGTTTGTGCGGTTCTCGAACCAAGAGGACATCAATACCTTTGTCGCTACCGCTACGAACACGGCCGGTGGACAACGGCTCACGGACGGTAACGAGATCATCTCTGCGCTGCGTTCGCGTGGTCAGATCCTGATCTGGACGGACACCTCGCTGCACGGTATGCAGTATCTCGGTCCGCCGTATACGTTCGGCTTCCAGCAGTTGGGCGCGAACTGCGGCTTGATCGGCCCTCATGCCTCTGCCGACGTCAACGGCGTGGCGTATTGGATGAGCAAGGACGCGTTCTTCGTGTTCGACGGTACTGTTAAGAAGTTGCCGTGTAGCGTGCAGGACTACGTGTTCAAGGACATCAACGTTGTCCAGTCGCAGAAGGTGCATGTTGGCATTAACACCCAGTTCAACGAAGTAACTTGGTGGTATTGCACAGCCAACAGCAACTTCATCAATCGCTTTGTGACGTACAACTACCTTGAGAACGTGTGGTCCGTGGGCACTATGGCTCGCACCGCGTGGCAGGATCTGGGGGTGTACGCCAAGCCGATTGCTTCGGATTACGACCCGACAAGCACTGCGGCGACCATTTCGACGATCTATGGCCTGACTGCCGGAAGGGCCGTTTTGTACAACCAAGAAGATGGCGTCAATGCCAACGGATCAGCGATCCCGGCTTACATTAAATCGGGTTACTTTGACATCGGCGACGGCGATCAGATGCTGTACATGCGCCGATTTATCCCAGACTTTAAGAATCAGGTAGGAGACCTCACGGTCCGATTGCTATTGCGCCCCTATCCGCAAGCTTCTGCTGTCCCGAGCTCTTTGGATCCTTATGTGATCACTCCTACGACGGATAAAGTCGACACTCGGGCGCGTGGACGGCAGATTAGTTTGCAGATCGAGAGCGATGCCGTAGGCACAAACTGGCGCTTCGGCACCATGCGCGTTGATATCCAGCCGGACGGCTTGCGATGAGCAAAATCACCAACGTACGTCTGCCGAACGCCGCGCCGGTTCAATACAGCGCGGAGTCGTTCGATCAGCTCGTGCGTTCGCTCGAACAGGTCATTTTCCAGCTCAATAACAGCTATACGCCGACCGTTAGTGATGACAAGGCGGGAGCCGGCTCGTGGTTCGCGGCAGGTTCTGGCGCAGGCGGTGGTTTTGCTGGCGGCGTGCGGGGCTTTCAGATCAGTAACGGCATCAGTCTGCCGCAGGCGATGCTGATCTCGAATCTCGATCAAGACCTGACCAGCACGACTACCGAAGAGCTTTTGACGTATGACGTCGTGGCGTTATCGAACGGCATCCGCGTCGTCGATAACAGCAAAATCTACGTTCCGTGCTCCGGGCAATATCTCGTCACGTTTACGCTACAGGTCTCGAACCGAAGCAATGCGGCTCAGGAGTTTGAGGTGTGGGCCAAGGATACGGGTGTCAACTACCCATCTAGCCGAACTCGATTTGACATACCCGCCAGGAAGAGCGGCAGCATCTGGTCGCATATTGTCCCGGCAATCACCGGCATTTTCACGGTGAACGACCCTAGCACGAACTACCTAGAAATCGCCTGGTGGGCGAGCAGTACGAATGTGTTTCTCGAGCACTACGCTGCCGAAAGCACCCCGACAAGACCGGAGATTCCGTCGGTTATCCTGACCATCAACTTCGTCTCGGCGGTGTGACATGGCAAACAAATATCTTCGCCAATACTTAACTCCGAGTGCCGCGACTGAGACGGCTATCTATACGGCACCGGCTGCGAACAACGCGGTCCTCTCGTCGTTACGGGTAACGAACGACAACGCCAGCGTGGCCAACATCAGTGCGGCGATATATCCGGGCGGAGGCGCAACTCCGTACAAGTTGCTGAAGTCATATGTGCTCCCAGCCAGCCAGACGCTCGATATTCTCTCTGGCGTACCCTGCGTGCTGATTGCAGGGGACGTTTTGAAGGTGACCGCCAGCGTCTCAGACGTTGATTTCTATCTGTCCTACTTGGAGATCGACCGATCGTGACAAGTGGACAACGCTTGACAACTTACTCCATAATCAGCCCTATCTTCGCGTCCTTTCCCGGCGCGCGACCCCTTGTTGGGTCTTCGGCACAAACTGGAAAGGACACCTATGGAAGATGAAGGCATCATGAGCCTCCCTGCGGGGCAGGACATGCAAAATCCGGCTCCTCCCCAGCAGCTCCCGTTCGTTTCTAGTGCGGACTCATACGATGCCGCGCTTTCGGCGTTGGGGCTGACCCAAAACGGGCCTGCACAAGTCTCCGAAGTCAAGAAGGCCGTCCAAGACGCGCTGGGGGATCTTGACCTTAGCGCCGCAGAAGTTGCTTCGTTGCTCGACGTCCTCGAGTACATGTCGCAGAACCCGCAGGAGTACCCGCAGCTCCGTCAACGCCTGATCGATTCGGGCATGATGGACGATGACGACCTGCCGACGGAGTACGATCCCGAATACCTCGGTATGGCGATCATGGTGCTCAACGAGTACCGTGACATGCGTTCGGCTGGCGCTCAAGCGCCCATGCAAATGGCACCAGAGGTCGCGGACCTCGGACCAATGCCCATGGCCGAAGGCGGCTTGGCCGATGTGGCCAAATACCTGGCCTCCCAGGGCCGTAACGGCGACACGATGCTGGCGCATATCACGCCAGCCGAAGCCCGTTTGCTCAAGGCAATGGGCGGATCTGGCACGATCAACCCTCGCACAGGCATACGTGAATTTTTCTTGAAGAAGCTCTTTAAGGGCGTCAAGAAAGCAGTCAAAAGCCTCCTTAAGAACCCGATTGTGCGTCTCGTGGCGACCGTTGCATTGGCCACGGTCCTCGGCCCAGCAGGCATTGGCGTGATGTCCTCTGCGGCTGCCGCCGCGACGGCCTCCGCTGCAACTACGCTTGGCGCAGGTGGAAATGTAAAAGACGCGTTGGTCTCAGCGGCCACATCCTACTTTGGAGCGGGCGGTACGATCGGCGGTGTAAATCCCGTCTCTAGCATTGCTAAATTCGCGAGCAATATCCCCGGCGTGACCGAGGGCGGCAAGCTCGCGCAAGGTATTGGCGCAGGCGTGACGAGTGCAGCCCTTGGAAAGGCGGCTGGCATGAGCACGGAAGATGCACTCCGCATGGGCCTGCAACAGGGAGCCATGACAGGCCTTACGTTCAAGCCAGAGCAGACTCCTGTTGAAAGCGCCACGGGCCAAGGCCCTACCCAGGCTGGTGCTGAAACGCAACCCCCCGTACAGCGGGGCATCGGCGAGTTGCCCCCGAGTGACTACGTTGCCGCTCCGCAACAAGTCTCGACGGCCGCTCCGGGAGCGATCGGCACTGCGGCCTCTGGTGAGGTAGCCGGCAAGAGCTTCTTCGACCGCCTAAACCCCTTTAGCAAGCTCCCTGATGACTATCCGGTAGATGCGGCCACAGGTGCGCCTGTTACCCCTGCGCAGACTTTCGGTGGCCGTCTGAACGAATTTGCCAACATGCCGTCGTTCCAGACCTTTAAGGACGCGTTCTTAGTTAACCCGTATGCCAAGACAGAACTTGGCAGATATGTTCCTGCTGCGCTTACTACGATGGGCGTTGGCGCATTGACGGGTGGGTTTAAAGCCACTCCAGCAAACGAAAATCCGCTCTTTAATCGTAATTACACTGGCGCGGACTACATCCGCGATAACCCGAACCTCTTCGGCGGTACATTGGGTCGCGTTGAGGGCATGCCGCAATCGTACGATCCGTTCGTGCGCACGCAATCACCAAGCATGGCCCCCGGATCACAGATCCCGATATACACGCCGCGTGGCGCTACGATGATGCCTACCGGCATTCCGCAACCGTACAACGTGGCGGGACTTTACGGCGTCCCCGACCTGTCGGCCCCCGTGCAACAGCCGACCTATCCTGTGCCGGGATACGCAAAAGGTGGCGAGCCGAAACCAACGCATTTCCCCCGTAAAACAGGCCCGATTAACGGTCCTGGCACGGGCACTTCTGACTCCATTCCGGCGATGTTGTCGGATGGTGAGTTTGTATTCACGGCTAAAGCCGTTCGCAATGCCGGAGGCGGTAGCCGCCGCAAAGGCGCAAAACGCATGTACGCCTTGATGAAAAAGCTCGAAGGCGGACCGGTGAAGGGGTAATAAAATATGTCAGCTACCGCAAGTGACGTTCAACAAGGAATCGTACGTGAAGCTCCTGAGATTGAGGCCTATAAACTTGACCTGTTGAAACAGGCGCGGGACTTGGCGTTTAACGTCAAGCGCGACGCAGCCGGCAACGTTATCGGTACGACAACCCCGCTCGCGCAGCAGCTCCCGGCTTATCAAGTCGCTGGCTTCTCGCCTGCTCAGTTGGCCGCGATGCGCGCCGCCGAGGCACAGGGCGTTGGCTCTTACATGCCGTATATACAAGCGGCAAACCAAGGTGTTGGCGCTGGCATGCAGACGACTGCCGAAGCGGCGGACGTTCTTCGTGGTGCGGACACCCGAGCTCAGTTCACCGATGCACAGCAGGCCATGCGCAATGCCGCTCTGGCAGGTCAAGGCATTACCTCTGGCGTCGGCCAGCTTGGCGTTGGCCTTGGCTATTTAGACGAAGCGGCTCGCCGTGCTGGGATGTCGGACGTTTCGGGCCGTCTCGGTGGTGCGTACCAAGACGTAGAGACGGGCCTCGGCGCGTTGGCCACGGCCCAGAACATGGCGGCGCTTTCGTCGCAAGCCGATCTGCAACCGGCCACGGCCGCGATCGGACAGGGCTTTGCGGGACTGACCGGTGCGCAGCAGCTTGCGCTTGGCGCGGCCGGTGCGGATTTCGCTGGCTCACAGGGGCTTTTAGGTGCAGGCATTGGCGGCTTCCAGCCCGGCCAAGAGACCGCTGCCTTCATGAACCCGTATCAGCAGTCGGTGATCGACGAGGCGATGCGCCAGATCAACCGACAGGGCCAGATCGCCCAGCAGGGGCTTTCGGCGCAGGCCGTTCGCTCTGGTGCGTTCGGTGGCGAGCGCGAAGGCGTGCAGCGTGCCGAGCTTGAGCGTGGCCTTTTGGAGCAAAAGGCAGGCACGATCGCCAATCTTTTGAACCAGGGCTATAACCAAGCGCAAGCCAATGCAATGGCCTCCTTTGAGCAGCAGCAACAGCGTCGTATGCAGGCAGGCCAAACGGTTGGTCAGCAAGCCGCGCAGCAGGCGCAGCTCGGACAGGCCGCCGCAGGACTTTACGGCAACCTCGCGCAGAATCAGATCGCTGCGGGACAGGGCCTTGGTCAATTAGGCGTGCAGCAAGCACAGCTTGGCCAATCGGCGTCGGGACTCTATCAACAGGCCGCCCAAAACTACGGCAACCTTGCTTCGCAGACGGGTGCGCTTGCTGGCCAAGAAGCCAATATGCAGCAGAACATCGCCAACCTCATGGCGGCGCAGGCCGGACAGCGTGGACAGATCGCACAGACGGCCGCTGGCATTTACGGACAACAGGCCGGCACGTTCCAAAATATTGGACAGGGCATTGGCTCTCTCGCAGGCCAGCAGTTTGGCATTGGTCAAAATATGGCGCAGGGCCTTGGTGCGTTGGGCGGTCAGCTTGGCCAACTTGGCGTACAGCAGGCGGCTTTGGGTCAGACGGCGCAGGCCATGAACCAAGGCGACATCAACTTCCTCTACAACGTTGGTCAGTCGCAACAAGCACTGGCGCAGCAGGGCATCGATGCGCAGCGTGCAACGCAGCTTCAGCAGATCTATGCTCCGTACCAGCAGGTTGGATTTTTGTCCGACGTTTATCGCGGCGCACCGTCGACGCAGATGTCGACGCAGGTCTCCAGTGTTCCGTCAGCAAGCCCGTTCCAACAAGCCGTAGGCATTGGACTTGGCGCAGTAGGCACCTTGGCAGGTGCCAAGAAAGCCGGACTTTTCTAAGGGGTCGATATGGCAAAGGCAAGAGAAATGTTGGACGACGTGGAAAACGTCGGCATCATGCAGGGCTTCCTCGACGAGGCCGATGAGGCCGTGGAGATGGGAGAAGAGGAGGATGCGGACGAGGAAAACTCGGCTGCTAAAGTCCTCGATCGCCGTCCTAATTCGCCTGAGATCCTCATGAACAATCTCCGTGGCGACATGCGCTCTGTCGATGCGCGTCGCGAAGAATTGGCTGATCTCGTGGGCTATCCGGCCGCTGCCGAGACCCCCGAGTCCGTGCTTGCGATGCTCCAGCCAGTGCTGGCGCAAGGCGCTGGGCTTGGCGCGTTGCCGCAATCACAGCCCATGGCCCAAGGGCCACAGCCTCCAATGCCGCCGCCTCCGGGAGCTGCCATGGGAGCTCCGCCTCCTGGCGCTCCGCCACTTCCTCCTGGCGCAGCCGCGCCGCCACCCGGCGATATGGCCGCGCTTCTTGCCGCCGCCGGTCCTGCTCCCGGAGGCGGTATGGCTCCTGGCCCGATGATGGGGCCTGATGGTCAGCCGATCCCGCCGGAAGGCATGCCGCCCATCCAGATGAAGGATGGTGGGTACGTTCAACGTTTTTATCAGGGGTCCGGTCAGGAAGGCGTGACCTCGGATGACGAAGAACCTTCCTTAGACGAGGAAGACACTTCCTCCCTTGGCATGCGTCTGCCGCCAGAACTTCTTGAGTATGCCCGGACGGGCTATTCCAAGATGTTGACGCAGCCGACCTCTGCGATGCCTGACCTTAAGGCAACGACGATGGAGCGCGAACAGATGTATCGCGACCTACTTGGCGAGGACAAAGAATCCCGTCAGGCGCAGTTGCTGTTGATGCTCGGCCAGAAGGGCTTGCAGCTTGCCGGCAACGTCGATGCGCAGG